TATTAGCACAAGATGGAGAATATGTATATCTCCAACAATTTAATGAAATTTTAAATGGACAATTAAGATTACTATTAGAATCGCTTCAATCTAAAGGTATAATTATCAAAGCATATAAAATTCCAAAAGAAGGTACTTCATTTATTCCAGAAGATGTTCAATTTAATCAGAATTTCTTAAAGAAATTTTATAGAAGTGCTTTTGAAATGGGAGAAGAATTGTTTTATACATATCCTCAATCTTGTACAGTTCAAGGACAGATTTTTAATCTAAGAACAGTATCAAAGCACTTTGATTCTCTTGAACAGGCTTTTCAAAAGTATGCTAAATCCATAAAGAATAATCCAGAAATTCACCAAGAAATAATTAACAATATTAAATGGGGAATTGAAAATGGATATAATTTTACTACTCTTGATAGATTTATAATTGATAGAGGTGGAGAAGCATTAAAGGCATTTAAAGAAGGTGATTCAATTAATATTAATCTTGAAGCAACACAATTGATATGAAGAAAAATTACGTAGTATCATGTTTTATTAATAGTTGTAAAACATGGAGTGGAAATCCTATATTAACTAATGTTGAATTAGATAATCCCGCAGAAACAAAAGGATTTTTAGTTAAACAATTATATGAAGCAATTCCAAATTGTGCTACAATTGTTAATTTTTGGGAAGAATGAAAAAGTATTTAGTAAGATTTACTACTAAAAGTGGTGATTATGATAAGGAATGGTGTTATGCCAATTCAGAAGAAGAAGCAGCTCAAAATATTCAAGATGAACATTGGAATATAGCACATATTGACATGGTTAGTGAACTATGATTAGAATATTATTAACTTCTGGAAATAAAGCTTATGGTTACGATGTAACCAATTGGGAAACTAAACATTCTGATTGGTATGATAATTTTCTTACTGAAGATTTAGTTGAAAGAGTTGGTGAAGGAGATATAATAATGTATGTTAACTCTAATGAATTGGCTGAATATTGGTGTGAAGATAATGGATATGATTATGAATTAGTAGAACCAGATGACAATAACTGAAGCACTTCTTAAAGAGGTGGATTCAGGTAGAGAAGGAAAAGCTCAGGGTTATTCTATGGGATTACCTAAAACAGAATCCATAATTGATGGAGTAACTAAAAGAACTATGACTGTCATAGCATCTGGTACAGGACAGGGAAAATCATCATTTGTTTTATATGCTTATGTCTATAGGCCGTTAATGGAACATCTTGATGATAATAATTTCTACGTTTCTTATTTTAGTTTGGAGATGCCTGCGACTGTCATATTTGGAAAATTACTTTCTACATATATTTTTGAAAAATATCATAAAGAATTAAGTATTACTGAAATATTATCTAGGAAAAAAGGATATATTTTAAGTGATGAAAACTATAAAATAGTTACAGATTGTATTGGGTGGCTAAATAAAATAGAAAAGAAAATCCATGTTTATGATAAATCTTTAAATGCTGACAAGTTATATGCAATATTGATGCAGAAACTTGAAAAATTTGGAACATTTGAAGAATTAGAAAATAGAAAAGTATATTATCCAGATAATCCTGATATGCTATATGAAGTAGTTATAGACCATGCTGGCCTCTTAAAACCTTCTAATGGAAGAAATAAGAAAGGTGAAATGGATACAGCTACTGCATATCTTGTTACTTTAAGAAATATGTGTGGAATTTCTCCAACTATTATTCAACAAATTAATAGAGAACAAAGTAATATTGAAAGATTTAAAGCAGGTAGAACTGGAATTCAACTTTCTGATTTAAAAGAAACTGGAGATATTTCTGATGCTGCAGAAGTTATAATAGCTTTATATGGCCCAAACAGGGATAAACTTAATACTTATAGAGGATATGATATAAAGAAATTAGGGGATTTTATTAGAATTATTCAATTTCTTAAAACTAGATTTGGTAGTTGTGATGTAGAGATTGCAGTAAATTATCAAGGAAAAATTAATGTTTGGGCTGAATTACCTTTACCTAACGATATTTATGATTATGATAAATATGTAACACCAGATTATTTATTAAAAAAGGATATAGATGAAGAAGAAGTAGTAGATAATTCAGAAAAACAACAATTTAAATTAATTATTTAAGTATGGCTTGTGAAACTCTATGTATTTATGGAGAATCAGGTACTGGTAAAAGTACAAGTTTAAGAAATATGAATCCCGAAACTACTTTTATTATTAGTACTACGGGAAAACCTCTTCCTTTTAGGGCTTGGAGAAAGAAATACACTCCTATAGTTATTGAAAAGGATGATAAAGGAAAGACCAAATCAGTTAGTGGTAATTATTATATTAGCTCTAATTGGGAATCTATCCTAAAAATATTAAAAATTATTAATAAACTAATGCCTCATATTAAAGCTGTTGTTCTAGACGATATGCAGTATATATTATCATATGAATTTGTTGATAGGGCAACAGAAGTAGGTTATCAGAAATTCTCAGAGCTTGCTCAACATCTTATGGAGATATTGAGATATTCTGAGACTATGAGAGAAGACTGTACTATGATTTTCTTAACTCATAGTGAAAATGTTGGAACAGAAATTGATCCAAAGTATGTTATTAAAACCATTGGTAAACTTCTTACAGAAAAAGTAACTTTGGAAGGTTTATTTACTTATATCTTCTGTACTAAAGTAGAGGAAGGTGATGATGGTAAGATGACATACAAGTTGATTACCAATAATAATGGACAATGTTTAGCTAAAACTCCAATGAATATGTTCGAAGATTTAGAGATAGATAATGATTTGAATGAGATACTTAATATTATCAAAGAGTATAACGAAGGAGAATAATGAAAATTAATTCAGCAAAACTTATTGTCGAAATCCTGGATGAAAGTACAGGAGAACTTATTACT